GACTATAGGCCCCAGAGGAATTGTTGTAGGTATCATTACTGCGGACCACAATCCCTCTGGAGTTTGCCGCCGCCAGCGTCGAGTCCACATTGAGGCCATAGCCTCCATTGTTGCTGAGAATGTTGTTGATGACGCAGAGCGCTCCTTCGCTGTTGCCTGCCCCGTTCGCCGTCGAGACATACTTGATGCCATCCGCCGTGCAACTGTCGATGGTGTTGGCAATGATGTGGACACCGGCGTATAGATCCGAACGGGACTGATCGAGTTGAATGCCTTCCGCCCCAGCGCCAGTAATCAAATTGTCATAGATCAGCAATCCCGTCAGCGGCTGGGTATTGCACTTGATCGCGGATCCCGTTTGACTGACGCAGTAGTTCCCGATGATCTGCGTATCCTGCGACACGCTGATGGCGTGGGCATTCGCGGTGAAGGTGCAGTTGATCACCTGATCGTTTCCACCGCCGCTCAGGTCAAGGCTAATGCCCCCTGAAAAGCTAGAAAACGTCAGCGATTCATACCGAATATACCCAGCCAGCTCGATGAAGCCGTTCGCGGGACCACCACTGCCGACGATGCTGAAGTATTTGTAGGCTTGGAAGTTTTGCCGCGGCACGATGTCATTCGGCGTCGTGATCACGGGCGTCACGCTAGCGGCGGGATCGCCCTGCAGCGTAAACGCGCCGACCGTCGTGCCGGAGACACGGACATCCAGCCGCCCGCCGAAGGTTTCGGTGTGGCCCGATTCCATCTGCACGGTCCAGCCCGCCTGCGCGTCCGCGTCAGTCCCGTTGTTATCTACCAGCCGCAGTGACCCATAGACGCTGGCCCGCTTCCCGCCGATAGCCCATGCCTTCGTGGTCACAGCGAAAGCCAGCGCGACGGTCACTTGGGCGGTCGGTGTGCCGCTATTGGCTTTCCCTGTGATGGCGGCAAAGTTCCGATTTCCACTCGTGGTGTCGTTGAAGAACAGGACATGGCTCCCGTCGGTGGCGACACCAGACAAGTCGGGAGACCCGTCAAGGACCACCGTCGTGCCTGTCGAGACACCCGCACTCCCGGTCTTGGCCGTCGCTGGCCCAGCGCCACTGGCAGCGGAGTCGCTGCCCGTAGAGGAGTTGACCAGAATGGTTGGAACGGCCATCGGCTATTTCACGGCAGGATTCGGCGCAACGAGCAGGATGGAGGTCAGGGGCGCTCCACCGCTCGCCTCATACAACGTGATCAAGGCTTGGGCCTGCAGGATGATCGCGTAGGCGTTGTCGTTGGTAATGGGTTTCCGCCCGTCCGTGGCTGAGCCATCACTGATGATGTTGACCGTATCGCCAGGGATGATCACCGCCGCCACGTTCTGCGCGTTCCAATCCGCTACCAGCGCCTTCGCCATGTAATAGGCTTGGGCGAGACGATCTGCGGCGGGGCGGATGCGGCCATTCGCGAACGCGATGGCCTGCGGATTCGTATTCATGCTACCGACCTCCTGATAAGTTCCGGCAACGGCGCGGACCGCGATCGCTTCCCTCCGCGCTACGTCCAGTCATGCGAGCGCTATTCTCAGACGCCGGACGCGACGGCGGTCGTGAGCGACGTCTCGTTGTCGACTACGTGCCGCGCAGCGGCAAACAGCGTCACGCTGCGTCATCGGTACCTCACGACCGCTGCGGAGAGGAGTGCCAGCATAACAATCGCTGCGCGAATTTTCATCATGATGCTCTTTGAAGCATCCGAGCTTGCTGGCGCGCTCGACGCGCGTCTTTGCCATTAACCTTCGGGTGCGTCCGTCGAATCGAGCCGTCCGCCAGCCGCGCGTACATGTCGCCATCCTGCGTCTTGAAGACGAGCGTGCCTTTCACCGTGCGTCGCTCAATTGGTACAAATACTCGACGGAGGAGATCCAGGGATGGCTTCTCAGTTGGTGTGTCCATATGAATCCGCCTCCGTCGAATCGGTTTAACTACGCCGTCGTCCCGACGCACACGCCGGAGTTGCCCTCATAGTCACTCTTCACGCGCGGGATCATGATCGCCATGATCAGGTTGTGAATCGTGAACCCGTCAAGCGACGTCCACGGAATGACCGTCGGCGGCTGTCCGACGACCATGTCGACCACGTCCGACGTCATCTGCAGCAGGATGACCTTATTGCCGATGGACGGGGTCGCACCGTTGCCCGAGGTCAGGAGGTCCGCCGTGCGGATCGCCTGCAGCGAGTCGAGCATCAGCAGGCGCTCACGGATCGTCGTCACCGTGTTGGTCGCCGTGCTATAGTCGGTGTCAAGCACGTTCGAGATCTGCGTGCCGACGTACAGCCGATATGGACCGAACTTCTTGTCGGCCTGCAGCTTCGTGATCATCGCCTGCACTTCGGTCAGGATCGTCAGGCCGTTCGGTGTCGTCGTCCACGCAGCAGCCGTCAGGTTCTGCGTGTTGACATGCGACTCGTTCAGGAGGCCGGGCGCCGAGTAGCCGGAGACGGCAAGCGCCTGGCCGTCCAGCGTCGTGGCGCCGTTGATGATCGCGTCCTCGAGTGCCTCGTTCACCGACCGCACCTTCTGCTTGACCATCGACGTATCGAGCGGCGTGCCGATCCGCTGCGACGTCTTGAGCGTCCGGATGTCGATCTCGAACTTGTCCGTCGTCAGGTAGATCGGCAGGCGATTCACCGTGATGATGGGCATCGAGTTCTCACCCCTCGCCGATGGTGACATCGTGCGCTGTGCAGCTCCCGACTTGCTCATCGAGTTCCACTCCAGCTGCGCGATGCTAAGCGGATCCGACAGCGTGTAGGTAAGCCCCGCCGCCATGATGTCGGCCGCGATCGTCAGGCGCTGCAGTCCGACCTCGACGACCGCCTTGTCGATGACGACCTGCGCCTTGTCCTGCAGAGGACCTGCCGCACGGAACCGGTAGCCGTTCTCGTACTCTGCCGCGTTGAGCAGGTCGATGCCCGGCTGGCGCATCGCGTCGATCGACCACCCGCCGCTACCCTTCAACGCGTTCATGATGACGCTGGCCAGCGGGCTGTTTGCCGCTGCCGCCGTGAATCTCATTTCCTGTTCCATCTCATCTCTCCTTGTCGGGCTCTGGAGCCCTAAGCTGACTACAGTGCCTCGACGCGGATGCGCGTCGTCACGGTGACGGTGGCCTTGGTTTCGAGTGCCGAGAAGCGCGCAACGGTCGCACCTGACTTCAGCGTGCCGTTACCAGCAGAGCCGAGCAGGTCGCCTGCCGCGATGTTCTGTCCTGATGCGATCAGCATCCAGAACGCAGCGCCCTTGTGCCCGATGGAGACTTCCATCAGGTCACCCGTCGCGTAGACATCGTCGACACCCTTGTTGACGGACGCCTGCTCGGTCGCCACCGCGGGCGGTCCCGCAATGTCAGCCGTGGCGAGCTTCCAGCGAATGACGCTGCCGACATCATCGCGCTCGACAAGCATGCCGGGCGTGATGGATGCTGCCGCGGCCAGGTCGCCGACCTGGGTACGCGAGCCTCCCAGAAAGATCGTGTTCGGATTCGTTCTCGTGATTGACATCTCTCTATCTCCTTGGCGACTTCAGCCGCCGAAATCTTAGTGAGTCTGCTCGCGCAGCGACTTGAGGCCGGCCGCGTAAGGATCGGGTGCCGCGTAGCTCGTGCGTTCCGCGTCGCGCAGGACCGGCACGCCCTTGCCGCTGAAATCAGGAACCTGAACGCGGGCGTACTTGGCTAGCGTCTGCAGCTCGGCGATGCTCTTCGTCTTCAGCTCGGCCTCGCTGTTGGCGCCGAGATCCTTCAGCATCGACACGAGCGCGTCGCGCGTCTGGTCCTCTTCGGCCTTGTGTCCCTCAAGCACGCGCTTGAACGACTCCGGCGCGCGCTGGAGGAACTCGGCCTCCGTCAGGGGCTGCTCGGACGCCTTGACGCGATCCTCAGCAACCTTCAAGCGAGCCTGCAGGTTGCGCTGCTCTGTCTCCAGCGAGCTGATGCGGTTCACCGCCGTCCGGTTGGCCTCCGCCGACGCCCTGAACTCGCCCAGACGCGCGTCCGATGCTGTCTGGAGCATCGTCTCGTCGCCGTCCTTGTACCCGCTGTACCGATCCGTGACGAGCGCTGCAATCAATTCCTCGCGTGTCGTATTCTCCATAACCTCTCCTGTATGACAGCGACATGTCGCCGTCGGACATCCGCAACTCATCGTACACCCTTGAGAACCGACTCGATGTAGAATCGGTTTGGATCGTTTGCTGCTGCTTTGTGATCCGCTTTCTTCTTCCATGCCTCCGGGAGCTGCGCGACGAACGATGCACCCTTCCGGTAGGCAATCCTGATGATGTTCGCCTTCAACTCGTCCGTCGAATAGTTGCCCGCGCCCGCCCGACCGATTGAACTCGCTGCCGCCGACACGTCCTCCGGCTTCTTGATGGGAAAGGACGTGCCCTTGCCAGCGAAATCTGCATCCGGAAGTCTTTCGCGTTGTTTCTGCGAGATGTCGCGGAGCATCTTGTAGTTCGCCCGGTCGCACTGCGCACCCAGCGCCTGAGCTTGATCGTGAATTGCCTGAACCATCTGCTGGTCGTTCTTGTTATGCCGTGAACCAGCTGCCGCCTTGAACTTGGCGACCTCGCCCGTGCCGTCGCACGTTGGGCAGTCCGACTGCTTGCCATCTTTCACCTGACCAGTGCCGTCGCATGTCGGGCAGGGCATCATCGGCATCGCCCCGTAGCGCGGCATGACGTCTGTCGCCTCCGGCGCATTCATGACCGCACAGCACGACATGGCCTGCGACGCGATCGCCATGATGACAGACATCAGAGACATGACAGAGTCAAGCCGTGCCGACTCGACCTCCTCTTCGGCATCTTCCTCCGCAGCCGTCTCGGTTGGGTTCTCGGTCTCGTCGGCGACCAGCTCGTTCACGATGCCGGAGGCTTCGTCCCACGCCTTGCCCATCGTGTCGAGGTGCGTGCGCAGCAGGTTGTAGCCGACAAGCTCGGCGGCCTCCTCGCCATCCGCTGCAGCCTTCAACTCCGACTGCTTGAACGTGCCATAATCGCCGACAGTATGCATGTCGCCCTTCGACGACGTGATCTTGCCCTTCTTGCCGTGCGCAGGATGACCAGGCTTGTTGATCTCGACCTGCGCCTTGTCCGGCATCGATCCCAGCAGTTCCATCGATCCTCCTAACATCCGCATCGCGGCCCGGTGCGTCCCGCATCCCATCTCCACGGAGCAGGCGCCGCGCCCTCCGGGGAGGAACGCGAGGTGATCGCCGATCGTCTCCAGCCACTGCGCGCGATACGGCTTGCCCCTGTAGCTGCCCATCGTGCCGTCCGTGATGACGAACGCCCCGACGCTGACCTCCTCGCGTTCGCCTGTCACGAGGCGCGCGAGCATCGCCGGGTCAAGCCTCTTCGCCTTCGCCTTGTCGATCCACGCCTCTTGTAGCAGCTTCGTGCCCACGACGCGCGAGTTGAAGATCGTGCCGATGCCATGCGACTCACGGATGCCGGGGTCGTTGGCCGAGCACTGAACCCCGCCACGCGATGGGTGACCGAGAGTAACAGGGCGACCGTTCCACGTCGCCGCAGCCTTCTGCAGCGTGGCCAGCGGCACGAACTCCGGCGTCTCGGCATTCATGGCGTGGATGACGCCCTCCATCAGCGCAATGAGCGGCACGACGAGGTGCTCTCGGCCCTCGAACATCTCCGTGCGCACGACGCCCGTGGCGCCGACGAGGTGGAGCGTACGCAGAGAAGTTATGTCGACGTCGTCAAATACATAACCTTCAGCGCCAGTAAGTCGGGTTCTCAATACGTCTGAGTGCGCTCTCGCGATCGCTTCGTGCCCTTCCTTACGAGTACCTTGCGAGTTGACGATCTTGTCGCCGTATAGCGCCTTGAACCCCTCGCGGCTGGTCATCTGCTGCGCACTGTTAACGGCCTTGAATCCAGTGAAACTTACCGGCTCCAGCGCTCCAATCTTCGCGCCTTCATGCTGTACGTCATATCCGCCATCCGAGCGCTTTGTCAATTTTGAGGAAGCTAAGATGGCTTGTGGCCGCGTAGGGTCAAGAACATTTTTATGCAGTTCTTGCTCTTGAACCAAAGGGGCGATCTTCTGCATGCGTTCTTTGATTGCGCGGGGCGTATTGGGACCCACGGCTATCTTTGTGATCTGCTTGTCAATTTCTTTGATGCGTTCTTGACGTGCTGCAGCCCCGCCTTCACCAGTGTATTGATTCCCATGGAACTCATGTCCAGGAACATCGCCCAGCAGCCTCATCTCCTCCGCACCACCGGCCGCAGCCCCCACGAAGACCGGCTCGCCAGCCTTCTGCAACGACGCCGTGCAGATGGCGTAGGCAGACGAATCATCATGCGTGTCCTGAAGCTTCGCCACGCAGGCCTTCATCTTGTCGGTATGCTCAGGACGATTTGGCATATCAAGCCTTCTTCACGGGGCATTCCTTGCCCCACCTCTTGGCCAGTTCCTCTTGCACTCGGTCTCGTAGTAGCATGATTCTGCGCTCCAATATGGTAAGAGCGTCTTCAAGCGCCACCAGTTCTACCTGCAGCGTATAGATGAAGGCATCCTGATCCGGAGTCGAATAGCGCTGCCTCCGGCCCATGACTCATCTACGTATTCGCCACGACCGCAGCCGCCAGCGCGTCTGACGATGCCTTCAGTGCGTCGACCTCGGCCTGCACCGGAGCCAGTTGCTCCGCCGTCGCGCCGCCCGCGATCGCCGCGTCCACGGCCGCTTGAATGCGAGCTGCTACACCGTTGAGCGCCACCACGGCAGAGGCTTCCACATCCGTCGTCGCCGTCACCTGCACCTTGAGATCATCGAGAATCATCTGGTATCCTTCTGCGCGTCAACCGCGCCCTGTAAGTTCGTTGCGCTACGTTTCAAGTCTTCTGTCAACTGACGAATGAGCCGCCGTGCCCTGCTCAGCCCTGCACAATATCCTGCCACGAACGCCACGGCCAGGTATGCCCATGTCACAACTTCTCGACACCCTTCTCGGTGACGTCGTACCAGGCGTCCGGGTCGTAGACCTTCCCGCCGATAATCGCGTTCAACTGATCGCCTCGAATCTTCTGCTGCTCGATACCCTTCTTGTAGAGCCGCTCAAGGTCCTTGGCCGGAAACTTTTTCTTGTCGCCCTGTCCGCGATCGAGAGACATGTCATCGCGCGTCCTGATGCAGACGCCAGAGTTCCAGCTTGCTGATCCGCTCGCGCATCTCCCTGTCCCGATTCTGCTGCCACGTCTCGATGCCCTTCGGCTGCGCGGCGATCTTCGACAGCACGTCGCCGAACAGGACCTTCTCGAGCATGTCGAGACGCATAGACATCTCGCTCATCTTCGAGCTGTGAATCTTCTGCATCTCGACGATCTCGCTGTTGACCTCCGCGATCTGCGCGGCGTTCGTATAGATGACGCGGATGCTGAACGCGGCCTCCAGCCCGACGATGGCCCACAAGCACAGGACCAGCGCCACCCCGACGCGCCAGATCCACCCCTTCCAGGTACTACTTATCAAGGCATCTCGCTCTAGCATCGGAGTCCTTTGCGACGCCAACGCACGTCCGCTCGATGGCACGAATGAGGATGTCCGTCTGCACGATATGGTCACGGAGCGTGTCGCGCGTCTTCTGAATCTCGACGATCGCCTGTGAACTGTTGACTACCAACTTTGGCATCTCCGTCGCGCCGATGTAGACGAGATAGATAGCGATGGCGCCTGGGATGCCGATGATCCCGATCGCGTTCGCCCACGCCTTGAGCGACGTCCAGTCGCCATTGCCAATGCCGTTCCGACGTTCAGGACCGCTGTACCGTACGACGTAGTCCGACTCGTGAGGTTCATGAGGCCGTGGCACCGTTGAGCACCCCGCTCGTGAAGGTCATTATCATCCTACGATCCCTTCCGTGCACCTGCAATTTGGGTGGAGAGGAGGACCGTCTCCACCGTCCCCAGGATACTCGCCGTCCAGCGTACGCTCCTCGCCGTCCAGCTCCTCGCACTCCGGACAGGCGTCCGACGTAGCGATCCACACGACGCGGTTGTCTTCCGTCAGCAAGCCCTTCTCGAGCGCCTGGTCCCACGCGTCGCGCTGCCCCTCGTTGACGGCGGTCATAGACTCGGTACGCGCGATCAGCGATGCGCGGGCCTCGTCGCCCACGGCGTCCAGGATCTCGTCGTACTGCTCCTGCAGGTCGCCCTCTTCCTGCGCACGCGCGACGGCCAGCGCGATGTTGTCCTTCGAGGTCTGACTGATGTCGTCGGCGATCTGCGTGGCGTGCGTCAGGGCCCAGGTGGCGGCGTTGGAGTTCTTGGCGTCGAACTGGGTTTTGAACTTGGTGGCGAGGTGCCTCACGTTCATCACATGCTCTGGTGCTACACGCCCAACAATTCGCACCGTCCGCGTGCCTACTGGATCTTTACGACCCTTTGTCAGAGGCTTCTCGATAACCAAACCCAATTTCGGAATGCGTAGCGTAACTACAGCCGCAGCAGTCGGATCTGGATAGTTAAGGTTCTTTGCAAACTCCGCTGCTTTATCGTAAGACTCAGTCGCGAACACCACACCAGACTTGTCTGGATTCAGTCCTTCCTTAGCGATCTTCGCTGCACTTTCTTGCGTCGTTCCGTGATAGACCGTCGTGTATTGATTCCCATGAAACGGATGTCCTTCGACGTCGCCGAGCGTCTTAAACCCACTCCGCTCCAGCACCGCCTTCACAGCCTCGGCCTTCGTGCCGAATGTACCGATAGGCACATCTTCTGCCTTGGCGTGATGCTCGTTACCGTGCTTCTCAACGCGCCCCATGCTGCTCGCCGAGCCGCTCTTGTAGCGTACGTGGACGTAAGAGATGTTGCCACGTTCGGTCAGTTCAAGCTTATGTCCGCCGACTAGGCTGGCGCCATGTGTATATTGGTTGCCGTGAAACTCGTGCCCCTCGACGTCCCCTGCCGCCTTCAACCCGCCGACCGTCCCCCCGCCCGCCACGTACGCCTTCTCCAGCGCCGCCGGCAGGTCGTGGACGAGCGAGGCGCGGATGGCGGAGACCGCTGCGGAGATGTTCGGAGAAGCAGATAACGACGTAAATCCGCCGCCTTGCGCGTCGACCTTCTTGATATAGTCGGCATGCTTGGAGAAGTCGCCAAGGTGCTGAACTTTGATCGTGTCCTGGCCTCGTAGTTGCGCCGCCAACACGTTATGATTGCCGTTCAACAGCACTTCTTCGCCGTGGATCGTGGCGACGACAGGACGCGAGGTCATCCCTTCGCCGTTCTTATACTTTTCAACAGCACTCGGTTGGATGTAGTCTTGCGTTGACCTGAGTGGCGCGATACTAACCTCTTTCGTCTCGCCGCTCATCATGATGGGCAACCTCTGAGCTTGCTCCATCGTCAGCGTCTTGTTCTTCGGAATCGGGTTATCAACTGCCTTACCCGCAAAGTAGGCACGAGCTGACTCCGGATTCAAACGACCGCTAAGAGACGTCATGCTGTCCGTACCGCTATAGGTCGTCGGCAGCCCAAGACGCTCAGCGATCGCCTTTTCTTCTGGTTGAACGCCGCCGCTCGTCCATTGCCCCTTCTCATCACGCGGTTCATCAGGATTGAACTCCGCTCCTCGCAAGCTCGCCCTCAGCGCCTTCTTCCCCCTCATGAACGCCGCGCTCACCGCGAGCATGATGGACGCGTAGTGCGCGTCGGCGGCCTTGTGGAGCGGGGTGAGGTCACGCTTGGAGACGTCGATCGCCGCTAAACCATGAAGTTTCGGCTTCAGCAAGACTAATTCAGACTTCGCAGGCGCAGGCGGCGCCTTAAACAAAATACTGTCGTAACCCGCCTTGCGGGCCTGTCCCATCATCTTGCGCTGCACATCACGAAAGGCTTTGACAGAGTCTCCACGTCCGCCAGTGCTCTTAAACGAAGCCTTATCTGCTTTGTAGATGGCGTCATTCAAGTTCTTGCCAGGATTCAAGTGAGCATAGAGTTGATGATGGCCAACGGCGACAAGCGTATTCTTGGTCTCGATTGGATACGCCTTAACCTCATGTCCCGCATGCAGTCCGGCGTATGCCAACGCATCTTCGTGCGTCCCAGCAAAATAAACTTCGCTCTCATTGCTAGGTCCAACACGATGCACCGTTGTCTTAATCGAGCCAATGGCAACAGGACCTTTCGTCACGTCGACACTATTCGCGATGTCACCAATAGATCCAGTCCACTGATTCCCATGAAACTCATGCCCGGGTACATCTCCCGCCTGCCGCATCCGCACGTTGCGGTGGGCGGTGAGGAGCAGGAGAGCCTGAAGTGCACGGATCGTCAACCCAAATTGCTTCGCGTTCCTCTGGGATTCACGATCCATCGCTAAAGGAATCTTGGTCGCGCCTGAATCTCTCAGCGCAGCGTAGCGGTGCCGACCATCAGTAAACCTTACATGACCTTCTTTGTCAACCGTCACTTGACTAGCTTCGATCGTATGCGAGGTCTTGATGAACTCCTTGACGCGGTCATAACGTTGACCGATGCGGTTGGAGCCTTTCGCGTCCAAGTAAAATCCAGCATCCTTTGCGAACGCCTTATCAAATGCCGCCACATTCACGGAGACGAGCTTGTCTCCACGCGCGGCAGCTTGCGCCGGAAGGGTCACGGTGAGCTGCCGATCGCCAACTGACACGATGCCGGTCGTCCACTGATTGCCGTGGAACTCATGCCCAGGGGTATCGCCTAGTGTACTCAGCACTTTACTTCTCTAAAAACTTGTAGTACACTTGGCCTATGAAACCAACACCAGAGCAGCTGAAGGCTTTGAAAGAGTTCGCTCGCGTCTACGGCCGAAACTGGAAGCACGAATTGCGACTTGCCTGGATGAGCGGCGACGGACGTGATGCAGGGCCGCTGCGTCAGGTCCGCAACACGCTGGGGCCCGCCTGGCTCGATTCTTTTACGCTGCCAAAGTAGCATCATGACTTGAGCAACCTGCCGATCGCCTCCAGGTCGTCCGCCTCGATCGCCTCTTCCAAGGCGCGCAACGCGGCTTTAATTTCTGGTGTGTTCGGCAGCGAGCCCGGCATGACAGGCTGCGGGATCGGCTGTCCGTCCGCCCCCAGCTCCGGCGGCTGCGTCACGCTGATGCGCTCGGGCGCCCCGATCGGCACCTTCTCCGCGTCGGTCAGCGGCGCCTTGCCGAACGACATGTCGCGGATCTCGTCGTCCGTGTAGACGGTGATGCCCATCTCCTTGTTGACCATCGCCAGCTTCGTGGCGAGCGTCGCCTTGTCCAGCTCCGACATGAACTCCCACTGCGGCAGCTCCTCGAGCGGCTCGAGCTTGTACGCCTTCTCGCGGATGAAGTCGGCGTCGAACACGTCGCTGCCGTAGTTCTTATTGACATTCGTCAGCGTGAGCGCGAGCGTCGCCTTGTCCAGCTCCGACATATCCTCTTCGACAGGCCACGCAATGTCGTACTGCTTCGGCTTCGGCAGGTAGCCGTACTCGACGAGCCTGTCGACGAGCCGCCGCACGATCATCGGCCCCGCATAGCTCGTCCGTCGGTCCTGGACCTGCGTGCGCCAGTTGTCGGCGTCCTGACCGCTGGCCAGCTGCCCCATCTCCGAACCCGTCAGGATGCGTGTCGGGATGCCCTTGCTGCCGCCGATCTGCTTCAGGATCGCGTCAGCGTTCGGTCCGAGGTTGGCAACGTCCGAGCCGAGCTGCGTGGCGGTCACGCCGCGCGTGACCAGGACGCGCTGCAGCTGGTGCTGGATCTCCTCGGCCTTCTCGTGCAGCACCTTCCGCTCGTCGGCGCTCAGCCCAGCGCTCGTGGAACCAGGCAGCCCCATATCCTTGTCGACGTCCAGGTGCAAGCCCTGATTCGCGCGCAGCCAGAACGCCTCAGCGCCGCCGCCGGTGACCTTGTCCAGATCATCAAGCAGGTTCCACACGTTCTCCAGCGTCGGCATGCCGTAGACGTTGTCGTCGAGGCAGCCCTCGGCCACGTGGATGACGCGCGACCAATGGATCTCGCGCATCTGCCCCGGTAGGTTGATATCCGTGCGGCGAAGCAGGTAGGTCAGCGGCTCACCGAAGCGGACGCTCTTGGGATCGACGTCGAAGTTCTTGATCGAGCAGTCCGAGTCCAGGCCCTGCGTGTGGTTCTGCATGAGCAGCGTGTTG